CCGGTTGGAACGGCTCCACCTGCACGGGATCGCCGAAGGAGAGAAGCGCCTCCCTTATCCGCTGTTCTATCGTCATAGCTGCACCTCCTATCTGGCCGGCACTTTCCGCTGCACCTTTATCTCAAGCCACCTGTGCCGCTGCTCCACATCGTCAATGCTGATAATCTCATACGGGCGGGTATCCTTATCGCGGTAGACTATCAGCGTTTCGTTTATCAGCGGGGAGTATCGCATCGTGATGGTCGCGGGTTCCCTCAAGCCAAGCTGCATAGCGGTCATGGTTTCGTATCCGTGGGCGTTTACCCACTTGACCTTTACCGTCTTGCCCTCGCCAAAGATGTTTACCTCACTGCCATCAGGATAGCCGTTCTCGTTGGTGGATCTGGATATGGTCATAAAGGTGACGGGGGTTCTCAGCTCGCCGGCATTTGCGCTCTTGCTCATGGCGATCCACCTGCCTCGGTGTCCTCTTCGTCCTCAGTTGCGCCGCGCAGCTCAAGCACGAAGCTGTTTATCATCTTCCGCGCATTTTCCTCAGCCGTGGCCTGATATGAGCCGGAGTATGCCAATCCCCGATTGTCATAATACATGGCGGCAAGAGCCATGATAAAAAGGTCGTAGTGCGCATTGTTCTTGAAGGCCGGGATACCCGCCCCGCGCGCCTTCGACTGCGCTGCCTTTAGGTATACCGTCAAGTCAGTAGTATCATCAGGGGATAACCCGATATAGGCGGCAAGGGCTTCCGCAGTCACAGCCATCTGCATCACCTTCTTCAAAATAATTTTGTGTATTTTTGTGTATTTCCTCTTGACTTATTGTGTAAGAGTGTGTATAATATGAAATGTAAGGAGGACGAACCATGAAGCCAAGAGACCAAGCGATATCCGAACTGAACGCCGGAGGGTACTACTTCAAGCGGCACGGCTCCAAACATGACATATACTACAACGAGGAAACCGGCAGCATGATCTCCCTGAAACGGCATGACTTCGATGAAAGCGATCTTCGATACATCCGAAAGGAGATCAAGCAGAACAAAAACAAACGGAGGCGGGGCTAATGCCCCGGCTCCATCATCAGGAGGTATAAAAACCATGAGGTACATCTATTCGGCTATGTTTACGCCAAATGAGGACAGCACAAAGGTGTTTGCGCGTGTCCCCGACCTGCCCGGCTGCGTTACATCCGGGCGTGACCTGCAAGATGCTATTGAGCAAGTGACAGACGCCGCTTCCAACTGGCTCGTTGTTGCGGAGGATGAAAGCCTTCCTATTCCCGTTGCAACGCCGCAATCCGAGCTGGAGCATTCCCCCGAATGCGTTTTCTCTCTCATTCAGGTGGATACGCTTGCCTATCGCGCCATGACAGATACAAGGGCGGTAAGAAAGAACGTCTCGCTCCCAGCATGGATGGCAGACTTGGCAGACAGGCGCGGCATCAACTGCTCGCAGGTATTGCAGGAAGGACTTACCGCAAGGCTAAGCGCCCAGTAACCGCTTACGCCGCCCCATAACGGGGCGGTTTTCTTTTGCCCCGCCACCCCGCTTTTCACAATGGGGTAGATGCCCCGACAGATTGATTTTTTAGGCCACGGGGTAGCTGAAATTAGCCATGTAGCGTGCGCCGGGGATCATAGCAAAAGACTGCACCGCTCCATTTACGAACAACAGTAGAGCGCCGTTTTTCTCGGTTGTGCTAAACGGCGATATTGGAATATCTATAATATCAACTGGCTTCGGAAGTATCGTCTGAAATACTCCCGAACCTGCCGCCACGCAGGTCATATCCAGATTGACATAGCAAACTCCGTTTCGGACAACATAGTAAGATGGTTGCCCGTCTGCTGTCTGCGTGAAATATGCCGTATTCGGGGTAATGGTGGTTTTGGCAACATCCGCAACGCCGTTTGTAATTCTTTCCTCAATCTGTTTGCTACTCCATGTGCTCGCGTTGGTGACCACTGCATCGTTAATAGCGTTCTGCTGTACGGCAGCATAATTTGTCGCTTTGATGACGAATGTTACCACCAGTGCGGGCGGCTGTACCGTGTCGGAATTGCCGTAGATGGCGTTGGAAGCGGAAGCATCAAGAAGAATATTTCTCGGATAAGAACCAGTTGAATTCGTACCGGAAACATAGTCACTTGTCTTGGTCTTGTTTGACGAAAACGCTCCGCTAAAAGTAGCGCCAACCATAGGTATTGTTTTTGAAGCGTTATTATCAGAGGTAGTGAGTATCTCACCCTCGATATTCGGCAACCCAGCCGCCATCGCCGTGCCGAGCGCATTGATGCCAGCGCCTTGCAGAAACTTGTCGGAAAGGTCAGGAACATTGAAGGTCGTGCTCCCGTCGCCTGCACCGTAGGTTTCTCCGATGACCGCAAACAGGTCTGCGTAGTCCGTTCTGCTGACCGCCCGCCCGTCGCAAAGCAAATAGCCAATCGGAGGGGTCGTTCCAGCAAAGGCAGCAATCGTACCTGCCGGATTCCCGTCAAAACCGTCCTTGCCATCCTCTCCCCTCGGCAACGCAAAATTGAACTTCGCCCGTTTGGTATCATCGTCCAAATCAACGGATGCCGAAGCCTGCAATGCGCTGTTCACCGTTTCGACTGTGCCGATAGCAGGGGTATAGGTCGTGCCGTCCGCGCCTTTTTCGCCCTGTTCGCCCGTGTCGCCTTTTAAGCCTTGCTGACCGACAGCGCCACGGGGCAACCAGAAATTAAAGGTCGCAAGATGATTATCCGTATCGACCTCAACTGTTGCGCTTGCGTCCTGTGTAGCTTCCACCGTCTGAACAAGACCGATTTTCGGCGTATAAGTAACACCGTCAGCGCCTGGCGCACCAGTCTCACCCTGTACGCCTTGCTCGCCTTGGTCGCCCTTATCGCCTTTATCTCCCTTTAACCCCTCGCTAGTAGTCAAGTCCGTTACATGGGAATACGGGGTATCAGCTGCGCCGGTATAGCGATAAACTGGTCTGTTCGTGCCTGCGACGCCATCGTTAATCATGAACATCAAGCCGATTTCGGGGAAGTCAGAAGCGCTAAACTCGGAAATATTGGTATATTCCTTGTAGATAAGGAACGGGTAGCCGTCATTTCCTTTCTCGCCCTGAATGCCCTGAACCCCTTGCAAGCCGCGTTCGCCAGTATCGCCTTTTTCGCCGCGCTCCCCTTGGATGCCCTGTGCACCCTGTCTGCCTACGAGATTGGGAGTTGTCCTCGTGCCGTTAATATCGGTGATGTCGAGCTTATAAACATCTTCTGCATTGTCGGCGTTTTCTGTTATTGTGGGGCTTATGCCGTCAGCCCCGGTATTGCCGATATCGCCTTTTTCTCCCTGCAAGCCCTGCAAACCCTGTGCACCGGGAGAACCCGTTTCACCTTTCAGGTCTGCCGAGGTCGTGCCGGACGCAGAGGTAACTTCCAAGATTGTACCGTTCCATGCGTGGGTAGCGGATACGCCGTCAATGCCATTTGTGCCATCTATTCCGTCTGCAACAAACATGGTGCTGGTCTGTACGGTGCCGTCATCAGCCGTCCATGCAAAAACAACATTGTTGCCGCCGTCAACGGGGGTAATGCTCTGAATAGTGCAGTTTTTCCCTTTGATGGTACCGCCAGCGCCGCCTATGGTATCATCCGTGTAAGAATTCGCCATGAGCAGCGCAATCGGATCTAAAGCCATACTCCCACCTCCCGCGTGATGAACGTACCGTCTTTCTTTACCCAGCGGTCATTTTTCTTATCGAAAAAAGCAACGCCGGCGCTTTGGTCATCGAGTAGTAGCGCGGTTGAACCGTCTGTAACAAAATCGAAAGGGAGATGCTCTCCCTTTCGAATTCTCACGTCCCAGTAAGCCTCGCTTATTCCGTTAGCTGCCATATTTTCATCATCCTTTCCAATGGGCTGACCGATCACGTTGTCTTATCAACAGTAACGGTATAAACCTTTTGCTCCGTTCCGTTGGTGACGGTAATGGTCAGGGTATTGCTGCCCTCGGCCCATGTTGCCGCCGTGCCATTGGCAACGGTGGTGCCGCCGTTGGAGATTTCCACCGTAGCGGACGCATCCTCAGGCGTGGCCGTGATGGTATTGGTGGCGTTGGTGGTTGTGGCTGTATACGCTGTTACGTCCGGATCAAATACCGGCGTCAGCGTCAGCGCGCCGATCGTCAGCCTCGACAGGCGCGCCGTTAAGGGTTTGCAGCCACCTTAGCCAGACGGAACGCGCTCTTGAGGCGGATCCGGTGATCACCCCATGCAGTGAGGATGAAGTAATACTCGCCAGCCTTACCATCCTTGTCGGTCTCAAAGACCGCGCCCACATCGTAGTTCTGCCGAGAGTAGCGGAAATCGCCAACAATGGGAGTGGTCGCCCTGTCGTTGAAGATTACGGGGATGCCGATAACATCCTCGGGCTTCTTGCCCCACAGGTCGGCGCTGCTGTTGGCCATGGTGCGGATAGCGGCGTAGTAGTCCTGCTTGCGCATTACCACGGCAGCATTTTCGCTGAACATATCAGGCAGATCGGCCCAGGCGTTGATGATAGCCTGAATGATGTCGATGCCATTAATCTCCTTAATGCCGTTGAGGTAGAAAGACATGTGATCGTGCGTGGTGTCGGTGGTCGCGCGGAACGCGTTCAGCTTTTCTTTGATAGCCAGAGCGGAACGCAGTGCCGCCTCGACCTTGGTCACCAAATCGAAGTCGGAGCCGAAAAGCACAGTATCCTTGATGGTGGCGAATACCTTGGTCTTGTAGCGACCATAAGTCACGGAGCTGCCGGTCATTTCGATTTCCTTAGCGGTTTCCTGGTCGGTCACGTCTGCAACGTCAGCGTCTTCGATGGTGAAGTCGATCTTTGCTTCTTCGAGGCCGTTGATCTGGGATACCGGCTCCACCCGGCGCAGGCTGTTCTCTTCCACAGGCTCGGTCAGAAGTTCCTTCGCCAGATTCGTTGGCAGGAGGTTTTCTCCATAGCCGAGGTCAGCCGTTGCCACGGGGATCGCGCCCAGACCCTCATAGGCCTTCTTGACATCGCCACCAGTCATGGCTGCGCGGAAAAATGCCGCCTTGTTCTTGATGATGATGTCTTTCTCGGTCATGCCGTTGCCAGCGCCCTTCTGCATAGCAAGTGCGGTGCGCTGCTGGTTCTCGATTTCATCATGCTGCTTCTGAAGGATCTCCCGGCGCTTGCGCAGCTCCGCGAGCTTGTCCTGCTTGTCCTCGATATCCTTCATCTGGATATTGGGGTCGGCTGCTTTTTCGGCAAGCCATTCATTGATACCGTCGATTTCAGCATCAAAGTTGAACAGCTTTTCCTTGAGTTCGAAAAGAGATACGTTTGCCATGGTAATAGGCTCCTTTCACTTATGATTTTGATTTGAGTTGTGCCTGGGCTTCAGCAGCGATCTTTGCACGCTTGGCCCGTTCATCAGCCGAAACAAATGCCAGCTGCAAAGCTGGCATGAGTTCTTTGATTTCGGTTGTGTGCTGCGTCAAATCCGCTGTTTTGAGCAGCTCTATCGCTTCGGTTATGTTCTCGGCGCTTTTTACTACGCCGGCAGCGCGCTGCGATGGGACAGCCACGAAGGAAAACTCAAAAGCCTCAACCGGCTTTTCAAGCTCTCCTACGCACAAAAGCCCGTCATAGACCTGGCCTTTGATGTGTCCCGTTTCGCACTGTGTAGTCCATGTGCGCCAGTCGAACTTCAAAGGCTTTTTGCAGATGGAGCAGTTGCACTCGGCCATACCGCACCCAATAGACACCTCCTTGAGAATGCCACCTTCGATGGCGTCTATCATGGGCTGGTTATCTTCCGTTCGCAGCATATAGGCATCGGCTCGCAGTGTCATAAGCGGCTCTTTGAGAGAGTTTTTTTGCCCTGTTTCTTCCACGTAGGTGCGATAGATACGGGAGTGCTGCTTATCTGCGGACCATCGATGATCGTATATGCCCGTCTTCCCCAAGAAGAGCGGCGCCATCTGACCAAGCGCGGTATCCGTGAAGCGTTCGCCATCCCTGTCAACATCGTTGTCGCACAGCGCGAGCGAATAGACATATACTTCCTCAGGCGTGAGTTGCTTCTTGCTGTATTGATTTATCAGCTCGATATCGGCGGCAGCGTCCGCCGTACCCTT